TGGTCGTGGAGGCACCGACGATGAAGCAGTCGCGCAGGTCGGGCAGGGCAGTCGGGTACAGGGCCCGCAGCGCGTCGTACTCGGCCCCGGCCGGGACCGCTGATCCGTCGCAGACGAGGTGTCCGGCCGGGAGTGTGCCGCCGCCGAACATGAGGATCGTGCCGACCGCACCCCCGCCGCCACCACCCGAGCTCGAGCCGCCGCTGACCGGGATCCATGCGCCGCCCGCGTAGATCGACAGGATGCGCGTGTCCGGGTTCAGCCAGAAGTCGCCCTCGGCGGGAGCTGTCGGCGGCGTCGGGGTGATGCTGACGTTCGACCCGCCGCCACTGGGCGGCGTGTAGCTGGCGTCGAGATCGAAGAACAGGGTGCCGCCCGGCAGGCCTGGCGGGATCTCGATCCCTTCGGCGACCGGGGTCGGCGGACCTGCTGGGCCTTGCGGACCTTCGGGCCCTTGCGGACCTTCCGGCCCGGCAGGGCCGACAGGACCAGCCGGGCCGGAAGGTCCTGGCGGGCCCTGCGTTCCACCACCACCAGAGCCTCCGCCGCCGGTCGTTGACGCCCGTTCCAGTGAGGCGAGTCGACGGTTGACGTCGCGGAAGTGCTCGGCGAGCGAGTTGGTCGGTTCGACGTTCGATCGCATTGCTAGACGCCTATCAACTTCGGGGCCACGTCCTCGAGGAACGTCGTCGGCAGGGGTCGGTCGGGCCGTTCATGGACGATCGCCTTGATCCCCAGCGCCCCGTTCTCGTCGAAGCTCACCGACACCTGATGAACCTGCACGACGACGGCGCGCACCGGCGTCCCTATCGGGGCGGCGAGCGATCGGGGGACGGTCAGGACGGCGAAGTCGCCCGGCATGATCCGCGAGTCGGAGATCCAGCGCGCCGGTTCCATCTCGACGTTCCAGTGGGTCGCCGGACGTCGGCCTTCGGCGAGCGCGGCGTAGGTCCGCTCGTCGAGGGTCGATTGCAGCTTCACCGTCGGCCAGCCTTTCGCTGTCTCCCAGCGACCGCGCGGATCCGTGGCGATGTCCGAGGCGACGGCGAGCACGCCGGTCGTTCTCGAGGCGTCGGCGTCGCCGTAGACGACGTTCGCGAAGTCGCCTCCGGCCGCTCGCTGCATCTCGCGGACGTTGACGCCGAGTTGGAGCGGGGTCGGGAGCATCGGCCGGGAGTCGGTCAGCCCGGCGGTGTAGACCAAGTTCTCGTCGATCATCCACCAGACGCCTTCGTCGGTTTCCTCTTCGGCCTGCTGCCCAAGGTTCTCGCCCATGTCGTAGGTGCGGGTGCGAACGATGCCGGTCGTGTTCGGGGTGCCGAGGGTGATGCCGAGGTCGCCGCCGGGGAGCGACTGGGTGTGCTCCCACATGCCCCAGATGACGAGCCCGAGGTCGGTGTCGTTGAAGGCGAGCGGGGTGTTGGCGAGCCGTCGGTTGAGCAGCCGCCGGTAGCTGACGCCGAGGACGGAGACGTTGTCCTGGCCGTTCTGGAACCATTCCTGCCAGACGGCCAGCGCGCGGAAGCGGGCCTTGATGTCGCCCATGAGCCAGATGTCGGTGGCGAGCTCGTCGATGTAGGCGGCCTCGGGGGCGTAGCCGCGGACCACGAACTGCAAGCTGGACCCGGTCTTGATGTCGAACGTGGCGGTCACCGATCCGGAGATGGTGACCTCCTGCACGGGGGCGTCCCCGGTCCCCGGCCCGACGGCAAGGGTGATGTCGATGTTCTGATCGCCGACGCGGTAGATGCCCATCGGTCAGCCCCTCTCAGACGTAGTTGGGCGTCCAGCAGAACTTCGCCGCGGTCTGAGCTCCGGTGTTGTCTCCGGCGAAGCGGACCACGTTCCGTCCGGGCCGGAGCACGAGGTCATCCCATCCCCATTCGTCGAAGTTCGTGAACTGGTATCGCGATTCGGTCCGGACCCCGTTGAGCAACACGGTCCGATCGTGCGTGTTGATCGCGAGGAACTGGTCTGCGGTGAGGGTGATGCCGCCGAACCGGTCGGTCCGCATCCGGACCCCGTTGACGGTGAACATCGGGTCGGTGACCGGGCCGTAGATCTCCAACGTCCAGTCGGACGGCGCGGTGCCGGGGTTGTCGATGATCCGCGAGCCGATCACGGCCGACGGCGGGTACACCCGGTCGAACGTCAGGTCGTAGACGCGGCCGAGCTCGTTCTCGTCGGCGGTCGGCCGGATGATGAGGCACTGCTTGGCGTCGGGGCCGCCCGCCATGATCGTTCCGGACGGCACGATCCACTGCGGGGTGATGACGTTCGCTTTCGGCTTGTCCACCGAGTAGCCCCACTGGGCTCCGCGCACGACGGCGGCCCGCATCTCGTCGGAGCCGGGGAGCTGCCAGGTGAGCGTCGGGCGGAGCCGCGGGCTCATGTACGGGGTGAGCCGGTCCAGCAACGTCTGCATCGAGGGCCGCTCGCTGTCGCAGCCGGTGGACAGCAGCTTGTCGTTGAGCCGGATCCCGACGGTGATCGCCCGCGCCCCGAGGTATCGGGTGTCGTCGAACGCCCCGTCGGCGAGCGCCCGGTTGCGGATCACCTCACGGACCGCTGGGGATCCGATCTGGATCGACGTCACGACGTACGGGGCGCATCCCAGCTCGAGGACGCCGAGGGATTCGTCGTAGAGCTCGACATGCACGGCGTCAGTCTGCCAGATAGGCGTCTATCACGCGACCATCGCTTGCATCGCGACGAGGGTGCGTTGGGCGACGAGGTCGGCGTCGGTGGCGTCTTGGAAGGTGGCGTTGTCGATCGAGACGACCGGTCCACCGCCGAAGGCTCCGCGGTTGGCGAGCATCGCGGTGAGGCCGGACTGGTTGGCGAGCTGCATCGCCCGGCCGGGGCTGGTGAGGGGGATGATGACTTCCGGCCTGCCGCCTTCGCCGACGGCGCGCAGTGTCGGGTGGGTGATGATCTCGCCGACGGCCGCGCCGGGGACCTTGAGCGCGTTGCCGATGCCGGTCAACGTCTGCCCGGCGCTGAACGGGTTGACCGAGTTGATCGCGTTGATGATCTTGGTGACCGTCTCGGAGATGAACTCCCATGCCTCTTGGATCGGGCCGGTGATCGCGTCCTTGATGCCGTTCCAGACGGCGAGGACGGTGTCGGCGAGCCCAGTGAAGTCGAACAGGCCGGTGATCGTCTCGATGATCGGGGTGATGAGCCCGACGAGCAGATCGATCGGGGTCATCACGGCGGTCTTGATGAGATCCCATGCGGTTTCGGCGACCGTCTTGATGACGTCCCATGCGGTCGACAGGACCAGGCCGATCCCGTCGACGATGAGCGAGATGGCAGCGGACAGGCCTTCCCAGATGGCGACGACGACGGCCTTGATCGCTTCGACGGCGACGGTGATCGGGGTGAGCAGCCATTCCCACCATGCCAGGATCGCTTCGACGGTGTCGGGGATGATCGAGTGGCCGACGAGCTCGTCGTACAGCTCTTGGAAGAAGCCGATGACGCCTTGGATGATCTCCAACACCTTGCCGACCGTGTGGTCGTAGAGCCAAGTCCACAGTTCGATCGCCTTGAGCGCGAAGGCGGAGATCTTCTCGATGACCCAGGCGAGGGCTTCGGCGAAGAGGGTCCACATGTCGATCGAGAGCTGGATCAAGGGGACCAGCGTCTCGATGACGGGCACCAGGGCGCCGACGAACGCCTCGACCATCGCGACGATGATGGGGGTGAGCGGGACCAACGCTTCGACGATCGCGAGGAACAGCTCGGCGAGCGACGGGAGGATCGGCAGGAGGGCTTCGACGATGGTGAGAAGCCCGTCTCCGAGCGCGGCGATCACGGGGGCGAGCACTTCGGCGAGAAGCTGGAACGCGGTGACGATCGTCGGCAGGATCGCCGCCAGGGAGTTGATGAGCATCCCGGCGAGTTCGGTGATGACGGGCAGCAGCGGCTCGAGCAGCGTCATGAGGACGCTGATCGCGCCGACGAGCAGGTCGGCGATCAGCGGGACGATCGGCATGATCGCCTCGACCAGTTGAGTGAAGGCGGGAAGCAGGCCGACGATGCCATCGACGATCACGGCGAGGACCGGGCTGAGGGCGATGAACGCCTTGGCGATGAGCCCTGCCACCTTGGCGACAACAGGGGCGAGCGGGGTGACCGCCTTGAGGATTTCGCCGAAGGCCACGACGATCACAGGGAGGACCGGCTTGAGTTCAGCGACGAGCGAGGAGGCGAGCTCGGCGAAGATCCCGATCAGGTTCTTCAACCCGGTCATGGTCGCCGGGTCACCCATCACATCCTTGAGGACGTCGAAGAACGGTTGGAGCCCGTCGTAGAGAGCGAAGCCGAGCGTTTCCTTGAACTTCGAGAACGACCCCGACAGGGTGTCCATCTTGTTCGTCATCGCGTCGGCCGCGCCAGGGATGTCCATCATCCCGCCGAGCAGGATCATCACCGCTTCGTTGCCGGTGAGCAGTTCGTCGAGCTTGCCTGCGTCTTGGAGCTCGCGGAGCTCTTCGACCGACATGTCGACCCCGTCGGCCAACGTCTGCCACACGTCGAAGCCGGGGAGGTTCTGGGCAAGCTGGTTCATGTCCTGGCCGAGGACCTTGCCGGACGACGACATCTGGCCGAGGACGCGGACTAGCCGTTGCAGGGACTCGTCGTTGCCGCCGGTCGCCGTGGTGGCGCCGCCGAGGATGTCGATGTAGTCGGTGATGTTGTCGGTGGTGACACCGAACCCGTCACCGACGGCGAGAAGTTGTGCTGCGACGTTCGAGAGGCCGGGGAGCTCGAACGGAGTATTGATCGCATACTCCTTCATCTTCGCCAACATCGCCTGCGCTTCGGCTTCGGAGCCGGTCAGCGACTTGAACAGCGCCGTCGCGTTCTCGATCTGAACCGTCGTCTGGGCGCCCCACTCGATGACATCCTTGCCCAGCGTGTAGAACGCGGTCCCTGCCGTCACAGCCATCAGGCCGAGCTTGCTGATCCCTGAGCCGATCGTCGACCATGCGCCATGCTTCCCGAGCCCGTCGAGCGCGTTGTAGAAGCTGGACGTGTCCGCCTTGACGTTGACGACGGCGACGCCGATCGTGCGGCTCATGGTGATAGACGCCTATCAGCGATCAGAGCTGGCGGACGATGCCGCCGCTGCGCCGCGCGTAGTCCTGCGCGGCGGTCAGCGTCGAGAACGTCTTGCCGGTCGTCGCAGCCTGTCGAGCGACGACGAGGTAGCGAGGCTTCGCCGAGGCAATGAACGTCTCAGCACTCGCAATCGATCCTTGGGCACGCTCCTGCTGGTTTGCAGAGCGCGGTGTACGACCACAGCACATCACGAATCCCCTTCCGACGGGTGGACGCGTGCCCGGAGCTCCGCGACACGCTGTTCTGGACTACGCCCGATCGACGCTGCGATCCGGTTGACGGCCGATGCTAGGACCGCATCGGCGTCTTCGATGACCATCGGGGTCACCGTCTCGGTCGTCGTGGTCGTCAGGATCACTTCGTCGCTGTCGTCGTGGAGCGGCATGTCGATGATGATCGACGCCGTCACCCCGTCGCCTTCGTGGAGATCGACTCGCCGCCGGAAGCCGGGGGTGTTCACGGCAGAGAGGGCGATGAGCTCATAGCCGTCGCCGACCCAGCGCCAATCGCCGGAGAACCCGGAGCCCATCGCGGCCCGGATCGCATCCGGTCCGAGGTTGGGCCGGAGCGCGCCCGCGATCCAGATGCCGTGCTCGTCTTCGCCGATGGCGACGTCGGCGAACGCCGAGTCGGTGTCGTCGTAGAACGCCATCGCCTTCGACGCGGACAGGCCGCGGTCGGCGTGGCCGCCCTTGAGGGTGAGCGGGCCGGTCTTGATCCGTGCGCCGCTCGCGGTGCGGGTCGAGCCGACCTTGAAGTAGGCGTAGTCGGTCGCCGACCGGGGCGGGGTGATGCACTCGTCGAACGACAGGTGGCAGGTGTCCCATGTGGCGGCCGGGTAGCCGTGGACGCGGCCGTCGTCTTCGATCTTGACGTCGTACGCGGCGGTGTGCCCACCGGGGAGGGTGAACCATTCGTCGGGAGGGGTCGCCGGGATCGTCGGCGCCGTCATCGTCGCGGTCGCAGCGACGATCGAGTGGTAGTGCGCCGGGGGCTCGGTGATGGTGTGGGTGTGCGAGTGGTTCATGTCAACCTCCTGCGGGCACTGCGAACGGCAGAGCGGACGAGAGACGTTCGATGCTGTGGGCCTGCCCGTTGACGAGCAGCCCGCGGGTGTACGAGTCGACGGCGGAGAGCAGCACGTCGACGGGGATCCCGTAGCGGTCAGCGACGACCGGGACACGCGTCCAGGCCCCCTCGAGCAGTTCGTGGACGTTCGAGAACGTGGTCGCATCGATCTGGGTGTGGAGCTCGGCGATGTCGTCACATTCGACGTTGCCTGCGCCCCCGGCGACACGACCGGCATGGTTGCGGAGCCGGGCACCGGCACGTTCCAGCGCCCGATGGATCAGCCCGTCGCAGGCGGCCAGGAGCGCCGGTTCCGATAGACGCCTATCAGCGGTCACCGAGGCTGCTCGAGCTGGCGGCGTGTCGGGCGGCCCGCCAATCTGACGCTGCGGGACCGTCTCGGTCGGTTCGATCGGGTACTGCTGCTCGTTGGCGACCGGTTCGATGTCGATGCCGAACTCGGACAGCAGGGAGGTGGCGAGCTGCGGCGACCGGTCGATGGCCCGCAGGATGAGCCGACGGCGGAACTCGGCCTCGTCCGGCTTGTCGGATTCGGACAGGCCGATCTCGCGGCGCAGCGTCGCGCTCGACACTTCCATCCGGTCCCATGCGGCGATCGTGTCGTCGGACAGGTCGGGGCGGACCGTCAGGTTCGTCGGGTCGATGCTGACGAGGAACTGGGCGACCTCGTCGGCGGCGTGGCCGACGGACAGCAGCGCCGGGGCCAGGTAGCACTGGGTGAGGGCGTGGCAGATGATGTTCGCCAACGGCTTGATGTGCAGGGTGATCGCTTCTTCTTGGACCCGCCACGCCGACCAGTGGTTCGCCCCGCCGGTCCCGGTGACCACCTCGGGGGGCAGGTCGAGGGCGAGCGCGAGCCGCTTGATGGCTCGTTCGCCGAGGGCGAGGACGGTGTCGGAGAACTCGGTCCAGAACGTCAGGTGCTTCACCTTGTCGACGTACTCGCCGGGCACCTTGATCGTCAGCGGGACGAACGCCGACGCGGCACCACGGTCGACGATCGCCGGGGCGAACGATTCGATCATGGTCTGCACGAAGTCGTCGGTGGTGACCCCGTCCGGTTCGCCGTCGGCGTTGGTCTTGGCGACCGGGGAGAACTCGATCTCGTTGGGGAGCACCAGCAGTCCGGCTCCGGCGAGACGTGACGTCGCGGTCGCTTCGATGTGGTCGTCGAGCAGCGCGAGCTGACGGAGCGGGCGGAGTGCGGCGCGGCACGAGCTGTCGGGCTGCGACGACTTGCGGGCGTGGGAGCGCCACACCTTGACGAGGACGTGCTGTTCGGCGATCGGGCGGAACCCGTCGGTCCCGGCGTCGGTCGAGCTGACGTCTTCGATCTCGTAGTCGCCGCGCTCGGAGCGGATCTCGTCGGACGACAGGGCCCGCCACTTCCAGTCCTTCGGGTCGGACTTCGCCGAGTCGGATTCGATCAGGAGCCAGCCGACACCGGGGACGGTGAGCAGTGTCGCCAGTCGGGCCAGCATCTCGGTCTGCCCGTCGGGTCCTCCGGCGATCTCGGCGACGAAGGTGCGGGCGTCGGCTTCGATCTCGCTGTCACCGTTGACGGGGGCCGGTTCGTCGCCGAGCAGTTCGGGACGTCGGGCGGCGACGAGGTTGAGCTGGGAGACGCCGTTGGCGATCCAGCCGACGGCGAACCGGAGCTCGCCGTTCGTGTCGTAGAACGACCATGCGTCGTCTTGCCAGGCTTCGGTCCGGGCCATGTTCCGGAGTGCCGGTGGCCGGGTGGTCATCACCGACGCCGAGGCGACGACGGAGTTGTACCGGGGCGGCGTAGCGGTACGGCGGGGTCGACGGTCGCTCATCGGGTGCTGACGCTACATCATCGATCACACGTTGGACGACGTTCGCTGCTTTCGGGGCTCAGGGCTCGGGCTCGGCTTGGACCGCTCAGGGTCAGGCTTGCGATGCTCAGGGCTTGGACTCGGGCTCGTCTTGGGCTTGCGGTTCCGGCTTGCGGCTTGGTTCGACCACTCGGTCGGCTCATCACGCCGGGCATCGTGCCATGCCGTGCTCGAGCTCGTCAAGCCGGGACGCGGAAGTTTCTGGCAGCGAGTCGCTGGACGCCCGTGTCGACCCGAGGGGCCCGGCCTGGGGAAACACCCCCCCTTCGGGGTGGTGTGTGTTTCCCCCCGTAGGCTGCGCTTGGTGTTTCTGGTGTTTCTACTTTGTGTAGTCCCTGGTCACGGGCGGGAGAGATTGTGTTTCCGTCATGTGTTTCTCAATCCACTTTTTACCTTGTGTTTCTCGGTGTTTCCGCCATGTGTTTCCGGTTATGATCGCCTGTATGAATCAACTACCACCACCTATCAGGCCTCGTTCATGGAAGACCGTCCAGTTCGACGACATCGTCCTCACTCTCACCAAGACCCCCGACACGTGGGTCCGGGTTCGGACCGGCGGCAAGACCCGCCTCGGGTGGCAGCCGTTCGCCCAACGGGACTGCAAGACCTCGGTCCGGAAGCAGGCCGATGGCACCTTCGACGTCTGGGCGATGTACCCGTCCAGCAGGCTTGCCGAGATCATCGCGCTCCCCACTGAACCGACCGACGACGAGTTGACGGCGGCGATCTGGCGCGACCTCAAGGGTGTCGTCCGCACGGTCGCCGAACCCTCCCACCCTCAGATCGTGATCCCCGGCCACATCCCCGCCCCGCAGTACGAGCTCGCCACCGACACATCTCGCCGTTCGACGACAGCGCGCCCGAGCCCGAGCACCGTCCGCGGGTTGTCTCGGTCGCTCAGTTCATGGACGAGCGAGGCATCCCCCGCCCGCCCGAGCCGGAGCCCCGCCGCCCGTTCTGATAGTCGTCTATCACCGCGCGGTCCTCACTGGGTCATCCACAGCCCTGTGAGGACCGTTGCACCAAGTGTTACCCTGCCAGCCATGACCGACTGGCTGCTCGTCATCCTCATCATCGGCACCACCCTCCGACTCACCCGACTCGTCACCGCCGACGTCATCACCGAACCGATCCGGAACCGACTCACCGACCGCTGGGGCGAGAACTCGAAGCGGGCCTACCTGATCGGCTGCGACTTCTGCGCCAGCGTCTACATCGCCCCGCTGGCCGCCGCCGTCGGCATCCTCTGGCCCGACAACCGGGCCGTCGTCATCGGACTCACCGCCCTCACCGCGAGCTGGGTCACCGGGACCGCCGCCAGGTTCGAGT